CGCTGAACCTGCCTAGCTATGAGACCAACCCCGACCGCTACCGGGCCAGCAAGTGGGTGCCAAGGAGCTGGGAGTGGGTGGATCCGCAGCGTGAGGTGGATGCTTACAAGACGGCTGTTAGGTGCGGGTTCAAGACGTTGGCGCAGGTGATCAGCGAGCAGGGCGGTGATCTGGATGATGTGCTGCTGCAGCGTCAGGCAGAACTGGCCAGGCTTGATGAGCTTGAGATTGTGCTGGATACTGACCCGAGCGAGGTGAACGGTAGCGGCGCGTCACAGGCATTTATGCAGATGGGTGGCCAGCCTGCCTTTGAAGATACGGAACCGCCAGCGGGGGAAGAAGAGTATGAGGAGCTGTCGGTGCTTGAGGATCCAGTCGAGGAGGAGGAAGACTGATGGCCAACGTCAACGGCACCGAGATCGACTTGATGCCTACCGATGGGATGCGCACGGAGGCGGAGCGCTACCGCGGGTGGAAGGCTGACGGCAAGCCAGGCGGCACCGATGTAGCAGCAGGCAGGGCCAGCCAGATCCTGTCGGGTGATGAGCTAAGCCCTGCCACCGTGATCGCGATGGCGGCATGGTTCGCGCGGCATGAGGTGGACAAGCAGGGCGAAGGGTTCAGCCCTGATGAAGACGGCTACCCATCACCAGGCCGTGTGGCTTGGGCGGCATGGGGCGGCAATCCTGGCCAGGTATGGTCTGACGCTAAAGCCGATAGAATCAAGGCATTGCAAGAAGATCGCGCGATGGCTGCTGACCGGGCTGAACCTAATAAATTGAGCGATAGCGATACAGCGCGATCGCTGGAAGGTCGCTACAAGCGCAGCGAGCTGACCACCTTCGACGAGGTGGAGGAGCGCACCTATGACTTCCCGTTCAGCTCTGAGTTCCCCGTTGCCCGGTACTTCGGCAACGAGATCCTCAGCCATGAAACCGAAGCAGCTGATCTTTCCCGGCTGAATGATGGTGCGCCCCTGCTGTTCAACCACAACCCAGAGCGTGTGATCGGGGTGGTTGAGCGTGCCTACATCGACGGCAACAAGCGCCGCGGCTATGCCCGCGTGCGCTTCAGCCGCAATGCTTTCGCCCAGGAAATCTTGGGCGATGTCAAGGATGGCGTTCTCCGAAACGTCTCCTTCGGCTACTCCATCGACAAGATGGAAGAGCGAGGCAGCGGCGACTATGTTGCTACTGCCTGGTCACCTTATGAGATCTCAGTGGTCTCAATACCTGCTGACAATACCGTGGGCATTGGCCGATCGCTGGTGTCCACACCAGACGCTGCTTCGGCAGCACCATCCCCTGATCCAATTCCACCAATGGAAAACACCGCCCCCGATCTGGCTGTGGTGCGGGCCGAAGCCGTTGAGGCTGAGCGCACTCGCATCTCAAGCATCAATGCACTCTGCACCAAGCACCGCATGGCCGATCTCGGTCAACAGCTTGTGGAGTCTGGTCGTTCAATCGACGAGGCCCGGGCTGCTGTGCTCGACAAACTCAACGTACCCCAGGAGACCGTCAACATGAGCGCCGCGGAAATCGGCCTTAGCGCACAGGAGAGCCGCCGGTTCTCCTTCTTGCGTGCCATCAACTATCTCGCCAACCCTACCGATCGCGCTGCTCGCGAGGCCGCTGCCTTCGAGATCGAGGCATCTGCTGCTGCAGCTGTCAAGCTCGGCCGCCAAAGCCGTGGCATCACCATCCCTCAGGATGTGCTGCGCCGTGACCTAAACGTCGGCACCGCCAGCGCCGGTGGCAACCTGGTTGCTACTGATCTGGATGCTGGCAGCTTCATTGATCTGCTGCGCAATGCGTCGGCACTGGATCAAGCTGGCGCCACCGTGCTGACCGGCCTGACCGGCAACGTGGCTATCCCCCGCCAATCCGGCGCTGGCACCGCCTACTGGGTGGCTGAATCTGGTGCTCCTAGCGAGAGCCAGCAGACGATTGATCAGGTGAGCCTGACCCCCAAGACGGTTGCTGCTTTCACTGACTACAGCCGTCGCCTGATGCTCCAGTCGAGCATCGACGTGGAGAACATGATCCGCACCGACCTGGCCACCGTTCTTGCTCTCAAGATCGACCTGTCTGGTCTTTACGGCACCGGCAGCAACAGCGAGCCCCTCGGCCTCAAGCTGACCACTGGCGTCGGCACCGAGGACTTCTCTGCTGATGCTCCTACCTTCGCTGAGGTAGTGGCGATGGAGAGCGACTTGGCAACCGCCAACGCACTGATGGGCAGCCCTGTCTATCTGATGAACGCTGCCATGCGCGGCAACCTGAAGACCACGAAGAAGGACGCCGGCTCCGGCATCTTCCTCATGGAGGGCACTGAAGTCAACGGCTACACCGGCGTGCTGTCCAACCAGGTGGCATCTGGTGATCTGTGGTTTGGCAACTTCGCCGACCTGATCATCGGTTACTTCTCCGGGCTGGATCTGATGGTGGACCCCTACACCCACAGCACATCGGGCACCGTGCGCGTTGTGGCAATGCAGGACGTGGACATCGCTGTTCGCCATCCTGAGTCCTTTGTTCGCGGCAACAACACCCTCTGATCATGTTGATCAAGGTCCTACGGCAAACCATGCTGGCGGGCCAGGTAGTTCGGATTGGGGAGGTGCTCGAGGCCTCCCCGTCTGACGCCAGGCTGTTGATCGGCATCGGCAAAGCAATCCAGACTGTCAAGGCGGCAGTCGAAACGGTTGAGGCATTCCAGCCTGAGCCTGCACCAAAACCACAACCCCCTAGACGGAGGACTAAGCCATGACCATTCTCAATCTTGGGACCAAAACTGAGGTCCTAAACTTCCTGCCCAATGATGTGGTGACAGCTACTGTCACCGCCAGCACCGCCATCGACCTGGTGGATTATGAAGGCGACATCGCCGTGATCCTTTGCGCCGAAGCAGGCGGCGCAAGCATCACCTACCTCGGCAAGCTGACCGCTTCTGACACATCAGGTGGGACCTACACCGATGTGACCGGCGGCGCGTTCACAATCACCACCGCCAACACCGCATCCGTTCAGAAGATCTCGGTCAACGCTGACGACACCAAGCGGTTCATCAAGGCAGTGGTAACGGTTGCAGGCGGCACTGGCGCCGGCGCTGTGGCAATCGTCGGCCTGGGCTCCAAGAAGTACAGCTGATGGCGTTCACGGAAGACCTAAGCATCTTCCTTGCAGACTTCGGCGTCAGCTGCACAGCTGGCGCCGTTACTGCTTTGGGCATCCTTGACATGCCTGGCCAGGTGATCAGTGATGGCATGGTGCTGACCACTGACTACACACTGACCGCGAAGGCGGCTGATTTCGGCAGCCTGATCCGCAACGATGCGATCACGGTTGATGCTGTGGCCTACACGGTGCGGGAGGCGATGCTGATGGATGATGGCAAAATTGTTCAGATCGCATTGCAGAAGACATGACCACGAAGCGCGAGACCATCCTGGCCGCTGTCCGTACTGCGCTGACGGGCACCACGGGTGTGAGCACACGGATCTATCGCAGCCGGGTGGAACCGATCAGCCGCGGCGAGAGCCCCGCGATCGTGGTCGAGCCGGTCAACGATTCAGCGGATCAGAACACCTCGCTGCCGACGCTGGACTGGAGCCTGACGGTGCGTGTGGCGATCATTGTGCGCGGTGCCATCCCAGACCAGGTGGCGGATCCGATCATCGAAAGCGCGCACGCGAAGATCATGGCCGACCTAACCCTCGGCGGTTATGCCATCGACGTGCAGCCGATCAACGTGAGCTTTGACCTGCAGGAAGCAGACCAGCCTGCTGGTGTGATCACAATGGATTATCTGGTGCGCTATCGCACTAGTGTGGCAAACTTGACAACGTAAGGAGCCGCTACGATGGAAGACGAATACCACGGCCAGGGTGGCACCTACCTGGTCGATCCCAAAACCGGCAAGCGCAGGCTCCTCGAGGGTTCTCGCACCGAGCCATCCCCTGCAACCAGAACTGAGGTCCTGACCGATGCCACTCCTGACTCGCAAACGCCTGATCGTCGCGAAGATTGAATCCACCTACGGCACCGATCCGACGCCCACTGGCGCCAATGCGATCTTGGTGCGCAATCTTGAAATCACACCACTGGAAGCGGAAACAGTCAGCCGCGATCTAGTGCGCCCCTATCTCGGTGCATCAGATCAACTGCTTGCTCAGACGCGGGTGAGCATGACCTTCGAGGTTGAGATGGCCGGCTCCGGCACCGCTGGCACCGCTCCGGCCTATGGCCCGCTGCTGAAGGCCTGCGGCTTGTCTGAGACCGTTGTGGTCAGCACCTCGGTGACGTATGCGCCTGTGAGCTCATCGTTCTCAAGTGTGACGATGTACATGAACGTCGATGGCATTCTCCACAAGATCACCGGCGCTCGCGGCACGTTCACGCTTTCTGGCGAAGTTAGTCAGATTCCAACTATCTCCTTTACCTTCACCGGCATCTACAACGCGCCTACTGACACAGCGCAGCTAACACCGACCTACAGCAACCAAGCCACTCCTGTCATCTTCAAAGAAACCAACACAAGTGCCTTCCAGTTGTTTAGCTATGCCGGTTGCCTGCAGTCGTTTAGCTTTGATATTGCCAATGAAATTGTCTACCGCGAGCTGGTCGGTTGCTCCAAAGAAATCCTGCTGACTAACCGCGCCCCCAATGGCACGGTAATGATCGAGGCACCTTTGCTTGCTTCTAAGGATTACTTCGCAGCTGCGATCGCTACTGCCACTGGCAACTTGACGTTCCAGCATGGTCAGACCGCTGGCAACATTTTGACCTTTACAGCAGCTCAAGCGGATCTAGGCGGCCCCACCTACGCCGACCAGGACGGCATCCAGATGCTCAACATCCCCTATATTGCAGTGCCGACCAGCGCTGGCAACAACGAGGTCAGCCTAGCCTTTACCTAAACCACTCAGCACCCTGTATGGCGTTTGTTCTTAAGCAGTCCGACAGCTACCTTTGGCCGGTCGCAATCGAGATTCCTACCGATGGCGGCCGGCATCAAAAGGAAACCTTTGACGCAGAACTGAAGCGGCTAGCCCAGAGTCGGATCATCGAGATCCAAGACGCCGTTCAAAAGCGTCTCTCCGCCATCCAGCGAGACTTGGAAACCGATGGCATGATCACCGACCAAGAGATTGCTGACGAGATCCTGGTGGGCTGGGCTGGTGTGAATGATACTGATGGCGAACCGATCCCGTTTTCGGAAAAAGCCAAGGCTGAGCTGCTCGACGTACCAACGGTGACTGCCTCCATTGTCACGGCCTACTTCAGCAGCTTGCAGGGAGCCAAGAGAAAAAACTGACAGAGGCCGCCGAGCATTGGGCCGGCGGCGGCGTCAAGGATGAGACGCAAGCTGATGCAGCAGTGCTTGGCCTGGTGCTGCCAGAGCAAGAATGCAGCGATGACTTTGAGGTGTGGGAGGAGAACTGGCCAGCGATGGTCATGTTCCTGCGGTGCCAGACGCAGTGGCGTACCACGATGAGCGGCGTGCTCGGGCTGGACTATGCGGCTGTGGCATGGCTGTTTATGATGTACGAAGTGGAGGACCAACGTGCGCTCCTGGAGGACCTGCAGGTGATGGAGGCAGCGGCGATGGGCACGATCAACTCGCGGAGCAGCTGACATGGCGATGAACCTCGACGCGCTGCTAAAGATCACAGCCCGGGTTGATGGTGCCAACAACATTGGCGCGCTGAACCGCGGGCTGCATTCAGTAGAAGGCACAGCCAAGAGCGTCACCGGCGCCTTGCGTGGTCTCACCGGGGCGGCTGGCGGCCTATCTGGTGCATTGGGCGCGCTGGCCCCGCTGCTCAGCGTGGCAGGCCTGGTAGGCATGGCGAAGAGTTCGCTGGATGCAGGTCAAAAGATGTACAACCTGGCTCAGAGCACCGGCATCAGCGTCGAGGCCTTGGCGCGGTTTAAGAAGGCGGCGTCCACCAGCGGCACGGATATTGATGCGGTGAGTAAAGCTTTGGTCAAGCTGTCCAAAGGGATGCTTGATGCAGCCGGTGGAAGCACGCAACAAATGAAGGCCTTTAAGGATCTGGGAATTAACATCAAAGGCTCAAGCGGCCAGATGAAATCCGCTGATTCGGTAATGCTCGAGGTGGCTAATCGCTTCAAGGCGATGCCGGATGGCGTGGCCAAAACTGCGCTATCGCTCAAGCTATTCGGAAAGGCTGGCGCTGAGATGATTCCCATGCTCAACATGGGCGGCGATGCGATTGACAAAATGTCGGTCAAAATGACCACGGCCTTTGCGCAGAAAACTGATCAGTACAAAGACAAGCTGACAGCGCTCAGCGGCAAGGTCGGAGCGTTCGGGGCTGATCTGCTGATCGCATTGCTGCCGGCGCTGGACAAGGTTACAGATGCAGTCACGGCTGCAGTCACGGCATTTAACAAGCTGCCGGATCCTGTTAAAAACTTCGCCATTTCTGGTGCCGCCATTGCCATTGTATGGGGGCCAGTCGTTTCCCTGATCCAAGGAGCCGTTGGGGTGTTTGCGCTGCTAACCACGGCGCAGGTATCAGCAGGTGCGGCGGCGGCGGCTTCAGCGCCAGGCTATATAGCGGCCAGCGGGGGGATGTCATCAGCAGCTATCGCCGGCGGGAAATTGCTTGCCGTCCTGTCGCGTCTCCTCACCATCGGGATTATCACCGTTGGGGTGAACTACGTCACCAACGTGGTAGGAGCGGCGCAAACGCTTAAACAACTCCAGGATCGAGACAAGCGAGGCGGTGCAGCAGCAGACTTTGTTGGGGCTACGAGGCAGACAGTCATTGCAGCGCAGGCCAAACAACAAATAAATCTAAAGAATCTGACGAAGCAAGACACTCAACGGCGCAAAAACATATCAAGCAATGCGTTTTCTGCAGCGCTTAGTTTGTTTGTTGCCCCTTTCATGGTTGCTGAGCAGGAAGGGATTGCTCTCAAAGGAAAATATGCTCAAGGCGTATTGGGCCTTGACCCAAACAAATTCCGCAACGCATCCGCCGTCAAGGTTGGCGACACAGTTGGCGGTGGCGACACAGTTGGCGGTGGCGGCAGCAAAGGTAATGGTGGAGCAGCTAACAAAGCAGCACAGCTTGCTAATAATCGTCGCAAGCAACTGGCTGATGCCGATAAGCTGCTTGCCACTGAGAACGCTCGCCTTGAGATTTCTGCCGCTGCAAACGAGCTAGAAAAGATCCAAGCCGAATATGACAAAACTCAAGTTGATCGGCGAATTAAATACCTTGCACTGCAGAAGGGTGCACTAAGCGACCAGGCTAGGGAGGTTTACGTTGAAGCTCAGCGTTTATCAATTGAGGCTGATCGCGCAAATTACAACGCCAAAATTCAAAAGCTGATGCAAGACCAGACGCGTGAGCTTTACACGCAAGTGGGTTTAGCCGGCGCGCTGGATAAGGACCTACAGCGTTCAATGGGCAACGCCTTCAACACCCCCGCCGACACCAGCACCTTTCGCACCGACGTGGACTTGATGCCCGGCCTGACTGGCGGTGAGCTAGGCACCAAGATGGAGGAGCTCAAGAAAAGCTTGGAGGATTTGCAGAACCCTATTAAGCAGGTGATGGCTGGCGCGCAGGCAATTGGGGAGTCGTTCTCCACATCATTCAAAGGGTTGATTGACGGATCAATGTCAGCGCAAGAAGCAATGGCTGGTTTCTTCAAGAGCATTGCCAATCATTTTCTAGACATGGCCAGCCAGATGATCGCCAAATACATCGAGATGCAGATCATTGGATTAGCGCAGAAATTCCTACCTGGTATGTTTGGCAGTCAGTTTGGCTTTACCGGAAACTCCAATTTGGGCGGCGCTGCTTTTGGTGCTGGATTCCAGACTCCAGCATTTAGCCTGAATGCCAACGGCAACGTCTTCGCCCAGAACGGCATCGTGCCTTACGCAATGGGCGGCATCGTTGATCGGCCAACCCTGTTCCCGTTCGCCAAGGGCATCGGTCTCATGGGTGAAGCCGGCCCCGAGGCGATCATGCCCCTCAAGCGCGGCGCTGACGGGAGGCTGGGCGTAGCTGGCGGAGGCGGCGGCAGCACCAACGTAACGGTCAACGTAGATGCCTCCGGTAATGCCAGCGTGCAGGGCGATCAAGCGCAGGCGAAGCAGTTAGGGGTTGCCGTTTCGGCTGCGGTTCAGGCAGAATTGGTGAAGCAACAACGACCAGGTGGTCTCTTGGCTGGTGCCCGACGCTAATGGCAACCTTCACTTTCACTCCTAGTTTCACGGCTGACCTAGAAGAGCAGCCAATTATCAGACGTGTTAAGTTTGGCGATGGATATGAGCAACGCCTTTCTTATGGTCTGAACACACAACCAAAGAAATGGTCTTTGCAATTCTTGAATCGTACTGATACTGAGCGCAATAACATCTTGACATTCTTGCGTACGCAAGGTGCTGCTGAATCCTTTGACTGGACAGACCCCAATAGCTACGTCGGCAAATGGATTTGCGAACGATGGAACACCAGCCAAGTAAGCTGTAATTTTAACAACATCACTGCTACATTTGAAGAGGTGTTTGAGCCATGATTAATCCAAGCCTAAACCGCGCTACAATCCAAACAACCTTCAAACGCTGATCCCATGAGCACCATCGTCACCCGATCCGGTAAAGGCAGCCCGCTCACGCACGTTGAAGTGGATGCTAACTTCACCAACCTCAACACGGACAAGGCTGGTTACATCACTGGTGAAGGCGGTACGGTAACGCAGGCAACAAGCAAGGCAACTGCCGTCACGCTTAACAAGAAGTGCGGCCAGATCACAATGAACGCTGCATCACTGGCGGCGGCTACTACGGTGACCTTCACGCTGACCAACAGCACGATCGCTGCAACTGACCTGCTGGTGTTGAATCACGTCAGCGGTGGCACGGCTGGCGCGTACTTGCTCAATGCCCAAGCAGCAGCCGGATCAGCTTCGATCAATGTGCGCAACGTAACGGCTGGTTCATTGTCTGAGGCTATCGTGATCGGCTTTGCTGTCATCAAAGCTGTCACTGCATAATCAATGAACTACGCTGTAACTGGCTATTGGATTGCTGGTTATGCAGTCGGTGAAGATGATCTAGTCAGTGCGTTGCAGGGTGTTGCGCCCGGCGCACTGATTGAGTTATTCCAGCTTGAGCTTAATGTGCCGCAGCATGGCGTAGCAGAAACGTATTACTTCCATGCGGGCACAAGCCTTAACAATAACGGTGATTTGATTTGGGCTGGCCAGCCATACATGGCGCTACCTATTGAAGTGGAGGGTTTTGAATACAGCGGGCAGGGTACACTGCCGCGCCCCAGGATGCGCATCAGCAACATCATGGGCACCATCACAGCGTTGATCCTGACGCTGCCAGAAGGTTTGGAAGGTGCTAAGTTTACGCGCATCAGGACGCTAGCCCGATTCATTGATAGCGATAACTTCCCCGCTGGTGTTGACTACCTGCTAACTGAAGACAGCTTTGCTTTGATGTATGAAGATAGCACCTTTATTTATCAAGAGGTTGGCAATCCGTTTGGAAATCCCGACCCCTTCGCCGAATGGCCACGCGAAATTTTCTTTGTAGATCGCAAGTCAGCAGAAAACCGTGACGTAGTGGAGTATGAACTCGCCAGCGCATTTGATCTCGCGGGTATCCGTTGCCCGAAACGGCAGTGCATTACGCGGTGCCAATGGGTGTACCGTTCAAATGAATGCAGCTACGCGGGCATCAATTATTTTAACGTCAACGATGTTGCCGTGGGTAACGCAAGCGAAGACATCTGCGGCAAGCGCGTTGATAGTTGCAAGGCAAGATTTGGCCAGTCCGCTGAACTTCCAT